GATGTTGAATGACATCGTGCTCCTGATTGTGGGTGGCATTGGTGGTGTGATTGGCAAGCGTGCTGTATCGACAGCAGCCAAAGCATTTTCTCCACAGCCCCCACAACAGCCGATGTGCCAGCCAATGATGGGTGGCTACAACCACAGCAGCTATGCCCCGCCACAGTCTGCGTATGGCTTGCCATCGCAGCCATTCGGTGCAATGCCTGTCTGGAAGAACCCGGAGCTCGATGAGAGCTGGACACCAGGTCCGCCGCCTACTACGCCACCGGAACATCAAGAGCCTGACGAAGACCGCGCAGAGATTGCTGCAGCTCGGAAGGAAGAAGAATGAATCCGTTGACCCTATACCCAACAATTGCTCTTGTAGCACTTCTTGCAATAGGCGGTTTCTACAAGTACGGCTACAGCAATGGCTGGGATGATCGGGATACCGAGACTCAAATCGAGATCGCTCGTAAGAACGAAGAAGCTCGAGTCAAAGAACAAGAGATGGCAGCAGTTGTTTCTGCCAAGGAAGCTGAACTTAGAAAGGCCAATGATGTTGTCATCAAAAAGCAAACTGATCTTAATCGCCTCATTGCTACTGGCCGGGTGCGCCTCCCCACCGCCAGTTGTTCACAAGCCAGCGTCAATCCCGCCTCTCCCCCAGGAGATAGGGACAAAGCGCCAAGCCAACCTGACTCAGCGACTGACGGACCTTCTGATTCCGAACGAGAAACCCTCCAGCTCATCGCCCAGATCGCCGCAGACGGAGACCGGGCAATCAACCAGCTCAACGCCTGCATCGACGCCTACGAAGAAGTAAGGAGCAAAGCAAATGGTAACCCCTGAACAACTGCAACGATTGCACATTGCTCCTCAATGGGCCGAGCCACTGAACGCTACCTTTGAGCGATTCAACATCCGGACTCCTCGTCAGCAAGCAGCCTTTATTGGCCAGTGTGGGCATGAGAGCGGAAACTTCCGTGTGCTTGAAGAAAACCTCAACTACCGTGCTGCCACGTTGCTGAAACTCTTTCCAAGAACACCAAAGAGAACTTGGGGATTCACGCCTGAAGAGGCTGCAGCCTACGAGCGCCAGCCCAAGAAGATCGCCAACCGCATCTACGGCAATCGAATGAACAACCGCGACGAAGCGTCAGGCGATGGCTTCCGTTTTCGTGGACGCGGAATTTTGCAATTGACCGGCTCGGCAAACTACCACCACGCAAGCCAAGCGCTGGGTGTGGACTTGATCATGGAACCCGACCTGGTGGCCACGCCGCAGTACGCTGCACTGACGGCCGGCTGGTTCTGGGATACCCACAAGCTCAATGCACTTGCCGAGGCGGGAAACATCTTGGCTCTCACCAAGAAGATCAACGGCGGCACCATTGGCCTGGAAGACCGGATCAAGCACATCAACACTGCGCTTGCACTTCTGTCACAGCAAACAGAGATGGCTTAGATCTTGGTTTGAGCCACTTGCTGATAGCGTTCAGTGATGGTTTGGTTGATCCGAGCATGGTTCTCATGAACTAGGACAGCTCGAGGATCTTTAGGAGGCTGGTTCAATACCGGCCTCTTGTACGTCCGGTCCTTGTGATCGATGGCTATCTTGGACACGTAGTCCTTGCTGAATGGGCTTGTCATTGTGGGATCTCTCCGTGGAAGTACTTCATGGGTTGTGGGATCAGCTCGTTGCAGAAGACCTTGGAGATCTTGCTGACCCAGGGCTGTTCAGGGTCGAAGAACAGAACCTTCACCCGCTGGCCAGATTCGAGCGCCAGGACGTTCTTTTGGTGGTAGGTGTACCGATGCCCTTGCCGAGCGATTCTGAGGGCTTCTGGGCCGTCTGGTGCGGTCATGGGAGTGCTTTCAATAGTACAACCCCGTGCCAATAGCACAGGGCAAAGAAAAAAGGCCTGAGTCGTTAGACCCAAGCCCTTGATTTTGCTACACAAACTGGCGCGCCCGGCAGGATTCGAACCCACGACCCCTTGGTTCTCTTTGCTGCGCTTGCGAGCCATTACATTGCTTCCCAGTTAGGTTCAGCGTGTTTGGTTTGCTTCTTGGTTTCGGTGGTGCCATCGAACACCTTGGTTTCCTTGATCACGCAGGATTACGACGCTTCCATCAGGCCGTACTCGGTGTTCGATGCCCATGGCTTTCAAGACCCTGACTTGTGCGGAGTGCACCTTGCGGTGAGTCAGGGCCTGGATTTCCTCATACGAGAGAAAGGTGTCAGTCACAATTTGCGTCTGCGTATTTGTCGATCATGTGATCGGCCCAAGCATCGGCCATGATTTGTTCAACCTCATTGGACTTTGCATAGATCTGCTCATCAATGTCGGAGCCTTCGAACAGATCGGTGATCTCGATGCCTTGGTAGAAGCACTTGGCACCTTCAGCCACGATCCATTCATCGGGAGAGTCGCCACTTTCGACACTGAAGTAAACCGTGAAGTCTTTGCCACCCATGTCGATCTGTAATTCGAACTGGTGCATGGCACAAGCAGTGTCTTCTTGGTTCAAAGCAGATCGCAGATCGTCTCTGAGTTGAGGAAAGTGATCCTCATCAAGAGCCAGCAGTGAACGCTTGGCGACATCGTAGAGTGAGTTGGGAGTTGTCATTTTTTGTCTCCATCAATTTTCCAGCCCCAGTCCATGCGATCCCACGCATAGTCTTTGGCGTACTCGTCTTTTTCTTCTTCGGACATTGCGTTCCATTCGTCTTCTTCAATTTCAAACTCAGTCTCGTATGAGGATTGATGGTTTGCGCCGCTGTCCAGCCACGTTTTAATGGTGATCATGCTCATGACACCCACTTCTGTCCCAGAGGACACCAAGTCACTTGCTGAGCGTCTTCAATGATGTGGCTTTGAACCACTTCTTGAAACGGATAGCCCAGTTTGTAGAAGCAATCTTCACGAATGGCAAACAGCTTTTCACCTGGATCAACATCAACAGTGACTCGCAGCTTGCCGCTTTTCAGGGTTTTGCAAGAGATCTCTTTCATGGTGCAGGCTTTGGCATCTTGGGTTGATTCTTAGGCCAGCCGGCTTTCACGAAGTCGCTCAGCACATTGGCCACTGCAGGCAGTGAAGCAACGGCTTTGGCTTCATCTGCAGGCAGATACTTTTCAAACTCAGGCAGCAGATCAATCAATGCCTTGCGAGTGGTCACGGCGTCAGCCGTGGCAGCGAGCTTGGTACGCAAAGCATCGAGACGGGCACGTTCTTCAGCAAACTCAACCAGCAAGGCTTCAACTTTCTCATTGACCTTGGGAGAGCGGCTGTATTCAGGGTGCATAACACGCACGTTGCTGCAGTGGTAGCCAGAAATATGATGGCTCTCTGTCTTCAAGAAATGCCGCAGAGCTTTGTCTTCAGCAATGGCTTTGACTTTGGGAGGCAGCTGGGATATTGCGTCGTCTTGCAACAGCTTGTGAATCTCGGTTTCGTAATCGCGCTTTGGAACATCGTCCATTGCTGCACGTACAAAAGCGTCACGGATTACTTTGGTCAGGCGCATGATTTTCTTTCTTGGTTCAGGAATAAAAAAAGCCCCCGAAGGGGCTTGATTGAGTGAAGTGGGATTCAACCCATTCGAAGGATCTCGATACCAGCATCAGTGGTGTTGGTGATGTAGGTGTCCTTGCCCCACTCTTGGGAGAGCGTTGAAGAAATGCCTCCACGAATATCTTTTGAAGGGTATTTTCCAGAAGGAACAACTTGCACTGAGCCAATGGGAGCATCGAAATTGATCAACGGTCGGTAGTACGAAGTAAGCTCTCCGTAGGGATACTTGCGGGGAGCACGCTGGCGCTCTTTTGGCACAGCGACTTCCAAACCGTTGCTGATTGTCTCGCCTTGTTCAGTGACGATGGCGTATTGACAACCGGAAGCCACAAGCAGTTTGATGGCTTTGTTCAATGCGATAACTTGTACCTCAGTCATGGTGAATCTTTCTTGGAGCACAACTCCATAATGATTTTTTGATCTGCTTTATTGGGCAGGGTGATTGCATGAGCCCAGTCGGGATAAAAAATGTCCAAGGCAGCACCCAGCTTTACAGTCGGGTGTTGGATTTCGGGCAGCTCTTGCCACTGCATGGACTTGATCAGCTCACGATTGGCAAACTCGACTACCTCCACATCGTTGCGGATGAGGATGTAGATTGCGTCGTGAATCAGAGCCACTGGCTTGATGTCGTAGCGGTACTTCGATGCCCAAACTTTGCGCATGAAGTCCACTGCAGCACGGTTGTTGAGCAAGCCATAGGATTGACCCAGGGCATTGCCGGCAGTTCTTCCTTCGGCCGAAGCTTCGTAAGGCATGCCTCTGGTGCCATAGATCACCTGCTTGAGCAGAGGAGTCCTGACACGTAATCCAAACGCCACTTCCACGTAGCCGTCGATCGAAGCTTGCTTCAGGCGCTCTTGAACGTAGGCATCCGATACCTGGTAGAGATCGTGGTATCCCTTTTCGATGGCTTTGGATTTCTCCTCGGACCAACCCAGGTTGCTCATCATCCCGTGGTAAGTACCACCGTAGGTGAGAAGAAAGGTAGGTGCCTTGGAGTCTTGTCTTAGCTCCGGGTACTTCTTCTTGATCGTGTTGACCGAAGCAGGATCTTCAAGATCGATCTCGGGACACTGATCACGGAAGTAATAGGCCGCACGCAGTGAGTGACCGTCAAAGCCTTTCTCATAGACCGCAAGCTTGTTGGGATCCTTGGTGGTTAGTGCAGAGATGTAGTCTTCAAGCGAGTTGAAGTCAGCACCTGCAAAGAGCCAACCAGGTGGAGCTTGGAAGCATGTCTTGATCACTTTGCCGAAGTCAGATCCAGCAGGCAGGTTCTGCATGTTTGGATCACTCGAGCTCAGTCGGCCGGAGACCGTGCCACCCAGATTGAAGCTGCCATGCAGGTATCGCATGCCATCATCTTTGAGGATGCCTCGCTCGAATGCAGGGATGAACGTGGACAGGATCTTCGTGACCTTGCCGTAGCCAATCAACGCAGTGAGCAGCTCTTTGTAGGCAGGCTCCTCGGTGTGGTTGATCAGCTTCTCGATCGTCTCTGCACCGGTTGCAGGTTGCTTGGTGTCGGTGAGATCGAGCACTGGCAAGCCCATCAGTTCGTAGAGCAAACGCTGCAGCTGAGGACCGGAGTTCGGATTGAACTCCATGGCTTCGAATGCAGCCTTGTTCTTGGGCATGATCTTCCCAGGATTCTTGGCTTTGGCTTTCCGGTCTTCGTAGTCCTTTTTCCAGGCAGTCTCCTGCAACAGCAACTGCAGCATCTTGATGACGCTGCTGTTTTTGATGGCCGTGAGGTGAAGCTGTTGCTCGACAAAAAGATCCATCTTTACGTCAGTGATCTTGCTGTCACTCATGGGCATGCCACTCAGCTCGATCTGGATGATCAGTTTGAGGCTTGGGAGCATCAAGCCGTTGTACAGATCCAGCTGGTTGTCCTGCACCATGGTTGGCCAGTACTTGTCCTTTACATAGTTGGTGGACAGGGCATCCACCAGGTTGTACTGGAGCAGCTCATCAAGAGGAATCTTGCGGATGTCCTTGATGTCGTCCTTGGCCCAGTTGCCTGCAAACTCATGAGCCAGTGACTTCAAGCCCAGCACGTTACCGGCCGTCGAATTGATGGCCAGGTAGGTGATGATCTTGGTGTCGTGCATGCGCTTGGTGAGCACATCCAGACCCTTGAGCAGACCCTTGGTGTCCAGCAAGTCTTCCATCCACAGTGCGTAGATGAGTGCCTTGATGTCGTAGGAAGCGCTGTGAAAGGTCAGCTCACCTTGGTAGGTCTCGAAGAACTCTTTGAGCATGATGCGCAGGGGCACATCGGCTGCATAAAAGCCGTAGTGCGATGCCATGGATTCCTCAGGGCAGTTGAGATTCATCGTGCCGTTCTCGAAGACGACACGCTGGTAGTCCACCGCAAAGGCAATGCCGTTGTGCTTGTCCCAGGCGAATGCAATCGTGGCCACTCCAGCCTCGTCAAAGCGCAAGGAGAAGCCTTCGATGTCACAGGTGAGGCTTGGGTGCTGGTGCAACGATTGAAGGGCTGCACGGATCTCCTGCCAGCTTTTGGGGTACTGAGCCGAGTGGATGATGCCGCTACCAATGGCCTGGTAGTTGCCGGCCACACCTGAAGCCAGTGTGAATAGACTCAGGTCTAGCTTGGCTTGCAGCTGCGGGTTGTAGATCAGCTGCTGGTAGTTCAGACCCAGCACAACGGTCATGTGCTCGTAGCCCTTGATCTTGCAAGGAAGCACATAGCCGAAGTGAGGGTCTGCCTTACCTTGACCAGCAAGGGTCTTGAAGTAATTGGCGTCTGCAACGTAGAGGTGTTTGACACCCAGACTGTCCAAGGCAGGCAAAAGGTTGCTCAGGTAATCTTTGATGTGCTGAGCTGGCGCTTTGCCTTCCGAGTTGTAGTCCAGGGTGAAAGCAATCATCTCTTCTTCAGCGATGCCACGTTTGATCAGGGGATCAACGTAATTGACTCGGAGCTCGTGTTTGCTGAAAGAGGTGCTTTTCGACAAGACAGCGATGCTGTAGGCGTTGGCTTCTTTGAAGATGTGGTGACGCATGTGGTTCCTTAAATGAGCAAGTTTGTGACCATCCTTGCTTTCATCATGTTGATCGGTGCCTGATTCTTTTCACGCAGCTCAACGATTTTCTCATCGGTGAGTTGCTTGGCTTGGCACGGGCAGGTGGCAATCAATTTTTCCAGGGGCTGGTGAATGGACTCGGGGAAGATGTGCAGATAGTCCTGCAGATCATTCGAGGCATTTAGCACCTGGTTGATGAAGCCAATGACGAATGGCAGCTCTCTCTCATTGAGTTGCTTGAGATCAAAGAGATACTCATCCATGGTTGGTTTCAGCTGAACGAGCAGCCGATTCCACTTGCGGGGAGGAGACCCGTTGTCACAGCTGTAGTGCACACCCTTGTAGTTGAACGACTTGTGGGAGTAGCCTCCCAGCAGGGTGTTGCGAACGATCAGAACTTCCAGACGATTCTTGAACTGGTTCTCTACCGGGCGGTAAAGGTACTCGTAAAGCGTGTCTTTGATCAGCTGCTTGGTGCGCGGATCATGTTGAAGCTGTTCCATGGTTTTCTCATTGAGGTTTTAGACCAGATCTCCGGTGAGGAAGACTTGGGTACGTGCACGGCTGACGCCGACATAAAGCATTCGTGCAATTTGATCTCCTGAGTTGCAGCGACGGATGTCGTCGAGATCTACGAACACACGATCGAACGTGGAGCCTTGTGCCTTGTTGATGGTGCAGGCATAGGCAGCACGAAGATCGATCCACTGGGATTCCATTTCAGAGACGGCACCGAAGTTGTCTTGAGCACGCATCTTCTTAATGCCTGCGTTCCACTCCTGAAGACTCTTGGGGTGGAACAGCCAGATGCCGTCGATGCACATCATGTTGCCGGGCACTTCGTATCGAACCGAAGGGCTTTCGATAGCAGTGATCTGGACCATCTGATCGGTCTTGATCGAGCTACGACCGACGGTGACAAACGAGTTGCAAACTGCGTAATCGTCAACCTGAAAGTCAGGATCTCCCTTTACATGGTTCCGGACGAAGTGGTTGTAGTTGATGACGCACTTGTTGGTCCAGGCCAGGATTTTGGAGTCCTGGTAACGCCAGTCAGGCCGTGTGAACTCAGCCTTGATGGCTTCGTTGAACGCATCCCGCTGCAGGTACTGAACGTGGTGCCCATCAGGTGTGAAGCTGAAGAACTCACCTGTGTTGACCGTGTGGCGGAACTTGGTGGAAAGGTCAACGATTGGATTGCCTTCAGCCTGTCGAACCACGGTGGTCAGTGCAGCACCTGAGAAGTTGGCATCGAACACTGGTGTTCCGGTTGCCTTCACAGGTGTGAGCTGAGCCGGATCACCGATGAACACGACCTTGCAGTTTCGAGTCATCTTGAAGATGAAGCTCAGCAGCTGCTTGTCCACGTAACTGGCTTCGTCAATGAACAGGAGGTAGTTCTCCTTCTGGTCAGTGGTACGAGGCACCAGGGTAGTGGTGTTGGTTCGATAGTCGGTGCTGACCCGCAGGCCCAGGAACGAGTGGATCGTCACTGCACCTTGGCCAGTGATGCTGCCCAGGTTCTCTGCAGCCTTGTTGGTGGTTGCAGTCAGAGCAACTTCGTATTCCTTGTGCTCTGGGTTGATCAGCCTGGCGGTCTTGTTGAAGCCAGGCATGCGATCAATGAGCGTGCGAACCAGAGTGGACTTGCCACAACCCGAATATCCACGGAGTACAAACACCGTTTCAATGGGGTCCATCAGAAAGTTGTGGAAGGATTCCAGTGCGTTCTGCTGGTCTTCGGTGAGTGTGATTTCTTGGGTGGTCATTAGGCAGCCATGAGTTCTTCGTCTTCCTTGTTGAGCTCGTCGACAGTGATACCCAGCAGTGCTGCGATCTTGATGTCTTCGTACTCTTTGCGGGAGAGGATTCGAGTTTTGAAATAGTTCGATTGAAAGCCAGTAATTGTCTTGGCTTTGCTGTATGGCTCATCAAGCAATTCAGCATTCTTCAGGCAAGCAACAAATCTCAAGCCTTCGTCATACGGCAGGACGATGCTTTTGTTGTAATCAAAATCGATGGCCAGAAAGTTTTCTTTAGGCGTCCTGTTGTATAGCTCTGCACGAGCTTGTGCTACAGCTTTTTTCTTGTCCATTTAGACCTCGTAATGAATGACCTTGCCGAATGGGGCTTGGAACTTGGGGTTATCGTGGATCAACCACAGTGTCTTGGCTTTGGTTTCAGGGCCGTAGAAGTGGAAGTAACCATCCGTGAACACCAGCAGCAGCTGAGGCTTGTTGGTATCAGCCCACTCCAATACTGGCTCGATGCGAGTACCACCACGGCCGGTGAAACTAACGTGCATCAGATCTTGCATGCTGTGCACCTTGTCCACCGATTTGAGCTCGGTGTCGAACTGAATGATCGTGATGGTTTCTGGCTTCATCATCTTCATGATGGAAGCCGTCTCCGACACGAAGCGGTTGAACTCCTCATCAGACACTGAGCCTGATGTGTCCACTGCAACAGCGATGTTGATGAGGTTTTCACCAAACAACCGTGGCATGTGGAACTGAGGAAAGAACCTGCGATTGGGACGCTTGAAGCTGTAATCGTTCTTGGCGAACGTCTGCAGGTACTTCTGGAGGATGCGATTCCAGGGCAGCTTAGGATTCAGCAACCGGTTTAGGAAGATCTCGATCTCACCAGGGATGCTGCCTGGCTTGTCACCAGCCATCTTGGATTGGATCGATGCTCGAACCAGGATGTCTTGGATCTCATTGGCCAGGGCTTCAGCAGCTGCAGGAGAGGGATCATCCGGAGCCTGGAGGTCTTCTCCGAAGCCGGGCATGGGTTGATCGCTAGGATGAGTCGGCAGCAGGCTGTAGACCTCTTCAGTAGACAGCTGCTTGTACTGATCATCAGCCAGACCATCCTTGGGCATCTTGAAGCCACGCTCGAGTAACTGCAGGTTGATCACATGGTCAGCTGCCATGTTGAACTTGCGGTGATCACGATCGCCTTTGCGTTCCATGTGCAGGTACGCACAGTGCATGGCCTCATGCAGGATCAGGAACACTCGCTCTTCATGGCTCAAGGACATGAAGAATTGCGGGTTGTACATGATCTTTTTGCCGTTGGTTGCAGCAGTGGAAACCTTGTCGCTGAACTCGTGAATCAGGCTGAAAGCGAGGGTGGTAAAGAAGGCCGAGTCAGTCTTGCCCATCAAGGCGATCTTTGCCTTGTTCAAGGCGATTTCATGAGGTGTTTGTTCCATAGGGTCTCTGATTGAAATAGAGCCTCTATGGGCTCTGGTTACGTTGGGTCGATCAATTTTCTGGCTTGATAAAGCTTTCCATATTTTTCTTGGTTTTCCCAATCAAGATTGGTAACTTCGTCGTAGTGCTCCAGGATGTAATCACGAAGCTCTTCAGGCTTATCAATGCGGTCCATCAAATACCCGAGATCGGGATTTTTACCGCTATCGTAAACAGTCTTTTCGATTGCTTCACCAAGTGAAGTAAACCGAAGACTTTCAGTGCCGGCTCCGTAATCACCTCCGCTTTCCCACCGACTGTCATAGGCAATGCCTGCAGCTCTGAGTTCGAAAAGAAAACCAAGATTGCCGTAATTGATTTCGGGAAACCCAAAATGAGCAAGTTGATCGTCTAGCCAGTCTTCTTCAGGGTCAAAAGGGAAATGGCTTGCGGCTTCTCTTTCCTGGGTTTTTAAGACACTCAGTGTGACGTAGGTACGGTCTCCCATATCACTTGATCTGCTCTTGCAGCTCGGCAATCACTGCGTAGTAATAATCAACCATGCGCTGGTGATAGTGCATGGCAGCTATTTCTTTGATCAGCTGGCGCTTGTTTTCTTCAAGGTCAGTTACTGCGATTTCTTTGGCTGTTGGCTTTGAGAATAAAGCATTGTTGAGTTTTTGAATGACATTCATAAAAGAAAAAGTTACCGGATTAGGGTGGCTTTGGTTTGGTTGAAACGTAGATCAGAACAGGCTTGCAGCTGATTCGGAGATCCATTTTTGCACCGCTGCGTGAGACATCATGGCTTTGTTACGGCGGATGGTTTCTCGCATCGTCACCACCTGGAACTCCACCGGCAGGCGTTGGATGAACTCCATCAGCTTGCTGAAGTTGTCTGGGGTGGCGTTGTGTGCGATCGAGCCAGTCAAAGCAAACAGAATCGAAGGCTCTGTGGGGACACGGATTTCCTTTGGATTCAGGATGATCTGAGCGGGTGTCGGCAGATCGTTGTAGATCTTCATGAAGGTGGTGAACTCTCGAGCCACACCTTCTGAGAGCGTGCCAGCCAGCATGGCCAGACGCTGCTTGTCACCGTCCTGGGTCACACCCATCACACGGTTGGCAAATTCCCAGGTGCGTGGGCACGCATAGGTCTTGTCGGTGTGATCAGGGGTGAAGGTGTAGAGCTGACCGGGCTTGAACTTGATGTACGAAGTGATCCGGTGATCAATGTTGTTCTGCTCAGCCCACTCGACCCACTCGTTGGAATCGACCACGAGCTCCAGGTGCACCAGGCGAGACTGCAGTGCAGTGCTCATGGGCTGCACGATGGCGTTGTCTGTCTCCAGATTGCCAGCAGCCACGATGGCCACGTTCTTGTGCAGATGGTGGCTACCCACCATGCGATCCAGGATCAGCTTGTAGGCCGCTGCCTGGATGGCTGGAGGTGCACTGGTGGCTTCGTCCAGGAACAGCAGCCAGCCGCTGTAGCCTGCAGGGATCGGATCACCTTCGATGGGAAAGTGAGCCATGGGCACGTAGTCAGCCTTCTTGCCGGCAACCGTGGGAAAACCAGCCAGGTCAGTGGGATCACACTGGCTCAGGCGAAGGTCAATGACCTTCAGGTTGTAGTCCTCAGCGATCTTGTAAATGATTTGGGACTTGCCGCAGCCAGGACTGCCCACCAGCATGGGGACGAGCTTGGCACGGATGTAGGAAGCCAGCATGGGGATGGCTTGAGAGATTTTGACTTGCATGAATTACCACCAAGAATCGTAAATGACTGCTTTACCTTCGGAGAAGGCAGTGCGGGATTTGTTGACGAAATCGAGAACTGATTCTTTGTCGTCGTCATCGAACAAATCGTCACTCCCAAAGAAAAAACCCTGCGTTGCAGGCAGGGCTTTGAGCGATGCCAAAGATTCAAGGACATCAATGTCCTCAGGCATCAGCCTCACAGTGTTGCAGTTGAAGCTGAGTGATTTGCCCCCCTTTTTGTCGTAGAGCGAATTCATCCAGCCATGGAGATGGTTGAACTTGCGCCAATAGGCGAATTCACGATCCAGGTTGGCAACAGCATGACTGCCGTCTTCGTTGTAGATCTTGATGTCCACCTGTTGATCGCCAACGCTATCGGCGTCACAGGTGTAGGCGTACATGTCGAGGCCCATGGCAGTTCCTTATTGGTTGAGTTGCTTGAGTAGCGTGTTGTGATAGGTCATCAGCAGACTGAACATTTCGTTCTTGTCTGTGATGGGGAGTTTCGATTCAGAGAAGTCAACAACCTCTTGAAGGGAGCCTAGTGTAGGAAACAGGCCCATATGAACCGCACGGAGTGGCGGTTGTTGATTACTTGCTTGCTTGGACATTGGTTTGTTGTTGCTTCTTGCCGAAGATTGATTTGAAGAACCCGGATACTTTGTCCATCAAAGTGGGTTCAACCATGGTGATAGGAAGTTCAACTTGCTGTGTGTACAGCGGAACTGCTTTGGGTTTCTTAACGGGTGCAACACCCATTTCAACCAGAACACGATTGATTGTTCTGCGTGAGACTTTGTAATCAGCAGCCAGGTCTTTGACCTTTACCTTCATGAAGGTGTACTGGTGAACGATTACGTGCTTCTGAATCTCGGTGATGATCTTGACTGTCATGATTGATCCTTTTTAAAGACTTGTCTGATGGTCCATCGAGCGTCGATTCTGTTGGCAAACCACTTGAATAGCTTGCGACAGTCGTCTTGCAATAGACCGGGTGGATGGCCTGTAGTTCTCACAGGAGTCGACTGCTTCTGACGAGGCGGCATTGCTCTCTCATTTCAGTGGTGTAGTCGGGATGGAACTCAGCGACGCTGCAGTCGAGTGGCTTTTCCTTGGATGCCTGGTACTGGAAGATGTAGGTGGTCATAAGCACTTGGCCGATGAGGACGGCTACAAGCAACCATTCAGGTAGTTGTTTGGGGAGCTTCATGTGTTCTTCTCCTTGATTGCATAGTCGTGGAATATCGCCCCCTTGCTTGCGTCACCAACCTTGCAGGACTTAACCCAGACATTCTTCCCAGTCTTTAGCCTTCTCAGGTGGCCTCTACGCTCATGCAAGCGGGGTGATGCGTGTGTGCCCCCTTTGGACTCTTGGCGGGGCTTAGATGGCTCAATCCACACCGTTGTCCAGTCGTAGGTTGGCAGCTTGCCTTGCTGTATCTTCCGGCGGTTTGTAAAGGTGTCACGCACTGTTGGGATGTGCGCCTCAATACGTCTGTCCATCGCACCGTACCAAGCGCCAATTTGAGCCAGCATCAGTTCTGCCAGCTCCTTGTCCACTGGCTCGTCATCGCTGACAGACCCGTATCGAATGTTGTCATCCTCAATGAAGTAAAACATGGCAGGGATCGGCATCAATCGAGTCCCGGTTGGCCCCTTCCACATTGACACCGTGATGCCTTCGTCTGGATCATCTCCAGCCACCATCATCAAGACGGTGTAGCTCGGGTGATGGCTTGTCTTCCCCTGCCAAACAACAAAGCATTTGTCAAAAGGTGGTCGGTGTGTCATCACCGGGTCAAGGTCTGCCCGTTGCTTGTCAGTGAACGCACCAGACAGGTCAAACCATTTGATGTCTACGATGTCCACGCCAGCATCAGCCATCAGCTTCATAGAGTCACGAACAAGTTGCGTTGTCATGTGTTGCTCCTTGCTCGGATGGCGGCGGCGTGTCCTGCGCGAGTCTCGGCGTAGTGTCCTTGTTCAACTACCTTCGCACACGACTCACGCTCTTGTGCCAGCGCATCTGTGAGGATGTTGACCTGTCGCTCCATTGCTTCCATCTCTGCTGGCCATGAATTGCGCTCGTCAGCACGAACAAGCTCGGCAAAACGTTCAAGCTCTTCCTGTGTCACCGTCCAAAAACCATTGCGGAAGGCAGGCTCAGTGCCGGGAGTCTCAAATGCTTGACCCGCCATTTCAATTACGGTCTTCATGTGTTCTTCTCCTTGAGTTTGGCTTCAATGAACTCAATAAATTCTGCTGAGGTCATATGGCTATATCGAATCTCGTGTTTTTCCTCATCAGTCAGCCTAACCCATGTGCCCTGTGCTGGCTGCTCTGCCAGTGCTGCACGATCACGCCATGCTGCCCAGAGCTGGCGGGTGTGCATGGTGTGGTAGTTGACTTCGCCATTGCGCTCTGTTGCATGGACGTAAGTTTTTCCGTCCCAGTCGCCATGCACCATCCAGCAGTGGCCCTTCATCCAGGCTTCGAACAGCAGACGTTCTGTTTCAGTTGGTTCAGCGCCTTTGGCTCCCATTTCATGAGCTTGGTCAAGTGTCGTCATTTGGTTTCTTTCTGAAGGTACTTAGACCCTCGGCATCACATAGTCAAAAATCAAAATTCCGACAAGTCAGAATATCGGTATTAGTTCTGAGAGAAGTCTTGGAGAACTTCTCTACTGACAAAAAAATGTGGACCCATCCTTTCGGATGAGCCCACGATTCCCAATTCACGAAGCGTCCGTAGGACGCCTAACCCAGCTTTCAGCAGAGTCCGTATGCAGACTCCCTGATCTTGCCACCCAAGGTCTGGGACAACTTAGGGAACATTCCTGGCTTGCCATGGAGTTGGCTCAACAGGTCGTCCAGAAGGTAGCTGTCAGCCAGGTCAGCCAGGATCTCCTTGTACTGCCAGCGAACCCAATTGATGTTGTTGGGGTGTGCCTTGAACTCGTCATGGATGGTGACAAGCTCGAAGGGCTGGTACTGGAGCATCCCGTTGATGATCCGAGCGAGGTGCTCGAGGTGCTGTTGGCTCAGCTTCTGGAGGTTCTCTGGCGTGAGGTGAGGCATGATCACAACATCCGGGACAGTACTTCTCTCGTACTGCTGGACGTAGTACCCGGCCTTACCATAGGGCATGGAGACTTCTCTCTTGGCTCCCATGATGCGTTCGAGCATCTCGATCTCGATCCACGCTGCTGCCTGTTCTGCGATCTCCCGATCGTAGTTGCAGCGACGGTGCATGCTCCTCAGCACATAAGCATCGACACTGTGGGTGACGTTGGCTGCGTTGGACAGGCCAGACTTCGAGCCCTGGTTTTCGTAGAACTCGTAGCTGAAGGTGGCATGGTCCAGCTCATCCACTTCGATGCGTGCCTCGACCTTCTTCATGACCTTGATGCGAGCATCGAAGCCGTCAGGCATCACCCAGGCATGCTGTAGGGCATAGGGTTGCCAGCTGGCCAGGAGATCCTGGAGCAGCTCCCAAGCACCTGGTGCAATGATCTGAGCCGCCTCGTAGAACGCAGCCAGCTCTGGAGTCTCGTCACCGAACAGGTTCTTGGGCTCTGCCTTGGAGCCGTAGAAGCTGGTCATCAGGGCCTGCTTGGCATCCTTGCGGTCTACGACTAGGTTGCCACCCAGGATGCCATTCATGACCTCTGTGCAGGTCGTATAGGCATCGGCTCGGACATTGGGATCAACCAAGCCTGTAGCCGTGGCACCAGCCTCGCAGCCGGTGAGCACGGACATCATTTGAATGCCTGAGCAAGTGCCATCCACACCGACCAGATGGCCAGTAGGGATGCCTTGCTGTGCTTTCCTGATGGCTTGAACAGCCTTCTGATACAGCGGACCGGTGTCGGCCGACTGAGACATGTACTCCAGATCATCGAGATGTTCTGTGGTCCATGCCATGCGCTCTTCGAAGGTCAGCTTGTCCAGTCCGTACTGGGTAGCCGCATCGATGAGTAGGTATTGATAGCCGCTATAAAACTGCATACCCATGATGGGCTCCTTTGTTGGTTGGTTTAGTTAAGGCACATCAAGTACGAGTAGATGTGCACGGAAGGCAGTCGGAAAGAATTCTGGCTTGGCTTCTTTTAAACGGCCGTTGAGCATGATTCCCCATGTAGGAGAGTCAAGGAACGCACCCATATCAAGGCAGTAGTAGCCCTGATATTGGGTGAGATCATCTTCGTCATTGGCTTGTACAAAGGTGCCTTGTCGATACAGGTAGTACCTGGATTTCATGAGACCCCCAATAGAAGTAAGGCAAGCTGAAATTCTTTTGGAATGTCTTCAAAATTTCTAGGACTCCATGAACCGTCAGGGTGGACGTAATTCAAATTCCAGTCTTCTTCTGTGGAATAGACAAAGACACGAAAGTACTTGTTTTTTATGGCCGGATCTTCCCAGTCAGGCACTTCTATGAGCTGTTGGTTGTGCCACACGTAGATCATGGAGCACCCGTCACGATCTCTTCATTGGCCAGCTCGAGCTGTGCTTTCTTGAAGGCAGTACCCTGAGTTGTGATGTGATAGCCCATGGCATAGATCCGGCCGCGTTTATCCACCTTGTGAGTGAGATAGAACTTGTTGCCTTGCTGTGCCATCAGACTATAGAACTCATAGCTCTGACGCTTGAATGCGTTCCACTGATCCGTCTGTTCCTGGTCCTTGAGCTCGAAGGTAGGCTCTTCCTCAACGGTGCTGAGGAAGTCTGTATCGAGCTTCAATGCCACCTTGTTCATCAGGTTGAGGACATCTAGGCAGATGTCTCCGTCATGATGGTTGCCGGTGCCAAGGATCAAAGAATCATTGTGAGTCAGGTAGCCTGAGCTGTAGTTGTGGGTCAACTCCAGTGGTTCACATACCATGGGTGGCAGGTACTGAGAGTTCTCGATGAAGTTGATGAGGGTCTCAGGAAGAGGTATCCGAGAGACCACCATCAGACTGGCCATCTTGTCCTCTTTGCTGATGTCGAAGGCATCTGTTAGACAGAGCACTGCCATTAACTCAGCCACCGTGGTGATGGCTTCTGTTCTGTCAGAGAACTGAAGTCGTGATGCAACCTGAGCTGATACCGAGGTAAACAGTTCAGGCTTCTGCGAGTACGCAATACCTACGAAGATGTCCATGACTAGGGCCTGAACATCCAGGTTCTCAAGCTGGGCAATCCTCTTCATCTTGGATTCGTAGTACTGGCCAGCTTTGTACTTCTCGACCAGCTCGACACCTTGAATCAGCTTGGCTTGCATCTCAGGATGACCTTCGATAGCTGTTCTGATCTTGGCGTCGATGTGCTTGCGGTTGTATCTCTGCTCGTTCATCTCCTGGAGAACGATCTGTCTCATGGTTTCCATTGATGTCCTCCTAGGGGTTGTATTTGATGAGGTGCACTGGCTTCTTCAGCTGGTGCATGTAGTCGACCATGTGCTTGGTGCCATTAGACTGGCCATCCCAGAAGGCCAAGAGACCATCTGAGAAGTTGCCCATCTGGGTATTCCTGATGAACCCGGCACGTTTGCCCAGGCCATCCCAGTTGGCTGGGAACTTGTAGAGCTTGATCTTGTGCTCGGTAGCAAACTGAACAGCGAGTGCATCTGCACCCCGTGCCATGCCTGAGACGATGCTCAAGGCCTTGTCCTGGAACTCCAGGTCTGACATTGCGTACAGCACACGGGTCAAGAGCTCGTAGTCTGCGAAGCCTCTGCTCCCAGCCACGATCAGTTTGAATTCGTTCATTGGTTTCTCCATGTTCTGGCAACAGCGCCAGCCCATGGCCGGAGGCCGAGACATGCTGTTGACTGTCTTGGCTGCGGTAGGTGTGAGAAAAAAACACCACCACTCCCGAAGGAGTGATGGTTTGGGGCTGGGATCAGTCCAGTGCGAAGCCCGAGGTATCAGCAGGCAGCGCCGACTGGTACTCGATCTCCAGCTTGCTGAGGATCTGAGCAGCGCGGCTCGGATCTTCGTTCAGCCAGGCGAGCAGTGCCTTCTCGTTGCCTTTGCTCTCTTTGAGAGGGATAGCACCGAGTTTCTTGCGGCCACCATTCTTGGCAGGCAAGTAGAAGTTGAGGAAGCCCTGTGCCTTCCAGTTGTCGTTGGAAGGGGTAGCAGTAGCTTTGGTTACAGCGTTTTCGAAGGCCATGAGATTTCTCCAGTAAGAAAGGATTGAGGCAGGATTTGCCAGTCCATGGGCGGAGCCCAAGAACCGGACAAGCGGCGTACTCCAAGAGTTGAAGGGCAGGCGAGGCTACCCGACAAGCTTGGCTATGAGCAGTGAGGGATTTGTGAAACCGAAGGCTTGACTTGGTTAGCCGCGCCATGCCAAGAGCACGCCGATACCAGCAAAGATGACAAGCACAGCGATGGTGCACAGAGCATCAGTCCATGCTTCTTTGCGAGCAGCCTTGGCTTCATCAGCTGGGCTGTAGGTGTATGTGGAAGAGGTGTTGAGACGGGTCATTAGAGATCTTTCTTTGGTTTAAGCATGCGCGTGCACATGCCAATGAGTTTGGTTGAAATGAGATACAGGGTAGAAGACCGCACGAAGGCCATGAGCAAGGAGAGCAGAGGTTGCAATGAGCGCGGCATCATGGTCATAGGCCTTGTAAGTTATCTGTAAGGGAGTTGCTTCGAGCACCTTGTCGATGTGATCTTCAAGGTAGTAGGAGATGTGAAGAGGTGGATAGGTGGGATGAATCGAGGCCATGATCAAATACTTTTGTAAATGGTTGAAAGGACAGTGTGGATTGGAAGGCTTTCGTCTTCCCCTTTTTCAATAAGAAGAGCGCGGATAGCACTAGAGTAGTTACACACCTCATAGAAGGCTTTGTACTCTTCTTCAGTCTCAAAGGTGAAGGTGAAGCTGATTGGTGAGAAAGGTGGTTTTGTGACCAGCATGGTTTACTCCTGGTTTGGTTGAATGCAGTCCAGCCGAACGTATTCAGCAATGACTGTGGAAGGCACCAGACGCAGCAGACGAGCAGCTTCCAGTGGTGATAGCCCAGCCCGATAGGCTAGGTAGATGTTGGACATTTGATGGGGAGAAGGTTTCATAGATGTCTCCGATGTAGAACAGGACAGCTGTTCTTTCCATCCCATGCGCGGAGCGCAACATATCGGTGATGTATCGGTTTGGGTTGTGACTTGGATGGAGGTAATGGGATGGAGGTTTGCAGTGATCTGATACCCAGATGCACGTAATCACTATTACCCTGAGCTGAGTTGGTACTCAGTCCAGCCTCACACATGCGAGGAGCGCATCTCTTTCTACTTGGTAATCTGACTATCTCTGATGTGTAAATGTGTAATGTGTAAAGACCTAAGCTCCCCGAAGGGAGCGAAGGTTTACTTGGTGACAGCAGTGAGTTGTTTCTCGGTGACTCGTTGTTCTTTGAGCATGAGATTCATCTTTGCTTGACGTTGGATGCGAGCTTCGTCTGCGAAGGCACCGGCTGATTCTTCTGCCCAGGTGGACAGGTGAACAGCAGCATTGGCAGTCTTCTCGAGTGCGATGAAGTAGGAAGTGATAGCGGCGAACAGTTGCTTGAACATTGCGAACATGATGGAGACTCCTTGAGGTTAATGGATGGGGTACGTACCCAATACATGCGCGGAGCGCTAATGGGGGGGGGGGTAGTTGGAGAAATCAGCCCAGGGGCTGATAGTCCTACCTTCGTACCCCTCTGCAAAAAATCCCAAAACCCCACTGCCTATTTTTTAAGCAGTATTTTCTGTACAATCCGACCCATGGATGCGTAGACCCGTAAGGAGCGGGAGCTGCCTGTAAAGCAGTTGTCTATGGCCCACTTGGCTCGATACCAAGAGCATCCACCAATTCCCCAGTAAATGTGAAGGGATTGGTTTCTCCATAAAATGCGGCTTGTCCGCTCCCCCCACCCCCGGTTCCCATGGCTTCGCCCCTTTTATATATAAGGGTTCGACTCTTGTAAGTTTTATGTAAGGCTCCTTTATAGGGGCCTTTTTTATTTGGTTCTACTATACTCAGCCTATACGCTAACTAAAAGGAAGAAGGCTGTGTGAAGAAGCAAAGCTTTAAGTGGTTGGACAGAAGGATCTCTGCTCCTGGGCCTCATCTTTGTCTATGCCTTTCAGAAGCTGAGTACAAGAAGGCCATGAAACATCTGAAGATCGAAGACTCCCCACGATGGATTTCTAATGACCATGCCAATGCCACCGCTCATAACATTTTCTCAAGCAGAGGATTGGTTTGCGTCGTGTGCTTGGGTGATTGCTCTGGCCGCAATGCTATTGAGATCGCTGGGCTGTTGATCCATGAAGCGGTACACGCATGGCAAGAGTGGTGCGATTACTATGGGGAAAAGAATCCAGGAAGTGAGCAAGAGGCGTATGCCGTTCAAAGCATTGCTCAAGAACTATTGGCTGAGTACGCAAGGAGAATTTCATGAGTGCATTGACTATTGACCAGTTCAAACAGGCTCTTCCTGACAAGGTGAAGAAGAGCATCAACCAGGAGTTGATTGACCAGATCAATACGACTCTTTCTGATCCCGAGATGTTTGAGAGTTACAGGGAGAACCTGCTGAGCTACACCAAGGTGATGGCTGATGGCCGGTTCAAGGTGGATTCGTATGTCCAGGCCGTGAAGTACGTGAGCCACAAGCTGATGGGGTGCACGAACATCGAGGCTTACACGAAGACCTTTCCTGACAAGTACGCCCGGTTCGTGGCTCAGGGTGTTCAGGCCAAGGACATTGCCAGCTATGTGACGGCGTACAACAAATCCAAGCTCGTGAACCTGATCTTTGAGCAGACGCTAATTCCCAGCTATGTGCTGAACCAGGATCTGTACCAGAGGGCGCTGAATGTGCAGGCCGATCTGATGGTGAACAGTGGGAGCGACAAGGTGCGGTGTGATGCCGCCAACAGTCTGCTGACCCATTTGAAGATGCCCGAGACCCAAAAGGTGGAGCTCGAGATCGGGGTCAAAGAGGATTCCAGTATTTCTCAACTGCGGCAGGCCACTTTGGAATTGGCTCGTCAGCAGAGGCTTGCGCTTGAGGCCGGTGCGATGAATGCACAGGAGGTGGCTCACGCAAGAATCGTCATTGATGTAGATGCACAAGAGGTGACTTGATGAACAACTTTGAGATTGGTTGCTACAGCGCCTTGTGCGCTTCTGTCATTGGTGGTTTTTGGGGAGTAGTCATTGCCCTCATTGATGTCCAATGGGGTGTCTGTATTGGCTTTTCTCTGTTTTTGTTCTGTTACGTGATCCTGTACAACAACGCCAGGTATTCGGACGAAGAAATGGATGAGCATGAAAAGAGATTCAATGACGTTTGATCCTGTAGCAGAAGCACTGGCTCCGTGGAAGGTTGAGGATTATCTCAACGCCACGGATTACCAGCTCAATCCGAACTATGTGCCGAGTGAGTTTGCACTGGAGTTCGTGACGTTCATCAAGCTGGTCAATGGCCAGCAAGGTGAGGAGCACAAGACTCCGCTGGTTCACTACAGGATGCTCGACACCCTGACCGAGGGTGGCAAGCGTGTGATCAACCTCTGTCACCGAGGTATTGCCAAGACCACGGTGATGGGTGAGTACCTGTTCCTGTTCATTGCCACCTATGGAGAGATCCCTGGTTTCGGTAGGTTGGACCTGGCGCTTTATGTGTCCGACTCGATCGAGAACGGTGTCAAGAACATGCGGAAGAACTTGGAGTTCCGCTGGGACAACAGCGACTTCTTGAAGCAGTACATCCCCGAGATCCGGTTCACCGACATCCGCTGGGAGTTCAAGAACGCTGACGGCAAGGTGTTTATCGTCAAGGGCTACGGTGCCAAGACCGGTGTCCGGGGTGCCAAGGAAATGGGTAAGCGTCCTCAGCTGGCGGTGCTCGATGACTTGATCTCCGATGAGGATGCACGGTCGACCACGGTGATTGCTGCGGTGGAGGACACGGTTTACAAGGCAGTCAACTACGCCTTGCACCCGACCAAGAACATGATCATCTGGTCTGGCACACCGTTCAATGCGAAGGATCCGCTGTACAAGGCAGTCGAGTCCGGAGCCTGGGCGGTCAACGTCTTCCCAGTGTGCGAGCAGTTTCCGTGCGAGCGATCGGAGTTCCGTGGCTCATGGCCTGATCGATTCACGTTTGACTACGTGAAGGAGCAGTACGACAACGCTGTGAAGCTGGGCAAGGTCGAGACGTTCAACCAGGAACTGATGCTGCGAATCATGTCCGAAGAAGACAGAATGATTCAGGACGGCGACATTGGTTGGTACAAAATCGACGCTGTGCTGCGGAACAAGAGCAAGTTCAACTTCTACATCACCACTGACTTTGCCACTTCGCTGAAGGACAAAGCCGACTTCTCGGTGATCAGTGTTTGGGCGTACAACAACGTGGGCGATTGGCTCTGGGTTGATGGAGTCTGCAAGCGCCAGCTCATGGACAAGAATATCGATGCACTCTTCCGACTTGCTCAACTCTACAAGCCCCAGTCCGTGGGTATTGAGGTTACTGGTCAGCAGGGTGGATTCATCCAATGGATCCAGGGACAAATGTTGGACCGGAACATTTACTTCCCTCTTGCATCGGAAGGAAATGACAGCAAACCCGGAATCCGACCCAACACCAACAAGATGGTTCGTTTTAACACCGTGGTTCCTTTGTTCAAGGCACGCAAAGTCTTCTTCCCGATAGAACGGAAGCAGGAAGATACAATGCTGGAAGCCATGAATGAACTGAGCCTGGTTTCTGTTTCTGGCTTCAGAAGTAAGCACGATGACTTCCTCGACACGATCTCGATGCTGTCGTCACTTAATCCATGGAAACCATCGGAAGAAGCCCCAATGGTCGAATCAGGAAAAGGTGAGGGAATGTGGGACATCGATGTCGATGACTCTCCCATTGACCGAATGGCGTCATACATCGTTTAAGGAATGCCCATGAAACTTCAAGAAGTCTTTGACCAGCTCACGCATGGCGAGCTATCCCAACTCAGCATCGGCGGCAATGAAGCAGGGGTGATTGCTCCTGCAAACTACAACCGTTTGGTTCCACATGTGAACCTGGGCCTGACGGCGCTGTACAAGCGATTTCCTCTGAAAGAAGGTCGTTTGATCTTGGAACTGCAGAGTGGTCGAACCACGTACCCGATCCACAGCAACTATGCCGTGAGCAGCCGGACTTCCAGAGAGACGGTTCGCTACATCAAGGACAGCACTGCGGCTCCGTTCAAGGATGACATCCACAAGATCGAACGGGTGTACACCAGCCTGGGCCATGAGTTTGGCTTGAACGATGAGGCCGATCCTTACGGGATGTTCACGCCCAGTGCGGCGGTTCTGCGTGTGCCGGCCGACGTAGCTGCTCAGGTGATTGGTTTGCCGGATGAGCTGAAGTCTCCCCGTGTGGAGCTGGTCTACCGAGCCAACCATCCTCTGATCATCGCTGATGGTGCAGATCTGGAGCCCGATTCCCTGGAGCTCGAGTTGCCCTACAGCCACTTGGAGCCTCTCCTGTTCTACATCGCCAGCCGTGTGCACACACCGACCGGCATGACGAACGAGACAAACATGGGGAACACCTACTTCGCCAAGTACGAGGCATCGTGCCAGCAGCTGGAGTTGGTCAACCTGCGTGTTGATCAAGGTGGTCAAGCCGACCGCATCTCTCGCAACGGCTGGGTCTAAGGAGAAACCATGGCCGAGCGTGATCCCCGTCTTGAGCGTGCTGGTGTTTCTGGTTTCAACAAGCCAAAGCGAACGCCTGGCCATCCGACCAAGAGCCACGTTGTCGTGGCCAAGTCAGGTGTGCAGGTCAAGACGATCCGCTTTGGCCAACAAGGTGTTTCAGGCAGTCCCAAGAAAGATGGGGAGTCTGATTCCTACCGCAAGCGCCGTGAATCTTTCAAAGCCCGACATGCCAGCAACATTGCCAAAGGCAAAATGAGTGCGGCTTACTGGGCTGACAAAGTGAAGTGGTAAAAGAAAAGGCCCCTGATTGGGGCCTTGGTTTATTTTCCGGAAGATCCGAATCCTCCTGATCCACGGTCGGTCTCATCAAGAGAATCGACCAGTTCCAGCGTCACATCCGCAACCGGAACAATCATGAATTGAAGGATTCGATCTCCAGCTTCCCAGTGAAATGGGATGCCAGACTTGGTTCGTAAGGCAGCTTTCCACTCGCCGCGATAATCCGAGTCGATGACGCCACAGGTGTTGTTGAGTTCCATTCCGTGCTTGGCTCCGGTACTGGAACGCGGCAGCAAAAGACCGATATGGCCGGGGGGAACTGCAGCTGCAAACCCTAGTCCGACCATCTGAGTTGCCGCAGTTGCGGTGCCAGCATTGGGCATGAATACATCAAAGGCTCCTGCTTTGTCAGTTGCCTTTGTTGGCATAATGAATGCCTGATGAAGAGATTGAATGTGCATTCTGTTGCTCTTTTGAGTTGATGGGGTGTTTACCGCTATTCGGAGAACGACTTAATTATGAACCAACTGAACAAGACTTCGGAAGTGGAAACACCCCCACTCACCAATTGGAAAAACGCTCCGACTCTGGCAAACCTGAAACAGGATTTGCTGGATGCTCAGTCGGTGCACGATGCACAGGAAACCAAAATCAGCGAATGGCTGGACAACCTGAATGTCACAGGTAAAGCCAAGATCCAGACAGCCAAAGGCAACTCTGCGATCGTTCCTAAGCTGATCCGCAAGCAAGCCGAGTGGCGTTATGCCTCTCTGAGCGAGCCGTTCCTCAGCACCGACGACATCTTCAACGTCAAGCCTGTGACCTGGGAGGATCGCAATGCGGCTCACCAGAATCAGCTGGTTTTGAACCACCAGTTCAACACGGCGATCGACAAGGTTCGGTTCATTGACGAGTACGTCCGTGCTGCGGTGGATGAGGGCACGGTGATCGTTCGGGTGGGCTGGGAGTTCATTGAAGAGGAGTACGTTGGCACCTTCCCCAAGGTCGAATTCAGGGTAAACCCTGAGTTGGCCCCATTGCATGAGCACCTCCACCAGATGATGGAGGAGTCTCCCAGCGAGTACGAAACGGATGTTCCCGAGGAACTGAAGCAGGCTCACGAGCTGACGATGGAGCAGGGTCAGCCGATCGAGCCAGTGATCATCGGTGAGGTCGAGGAGAAACGGATTCGAACGGTGGCCAATCGGCCGACGCTGGAAGTCTGTGACTACCGCAACGTGATCATCGATCCTACCTGCATGGGTGACATCGAGAAGGCTGGCTTCGTGGTTTACAGCTTTGAGTCTTCGCTTTCCCAGCTGGAGAAGGAAGGCAAGAAGTACAAGAACCTGGACAAAATCAACATCTCGAACAGCTCGATCCTGGGTGTTCCGGACCACCATTCTTCGGATGGTTCCAAGACCTTCAACTTCAGCGACGAGCCCCGCAAGAAGTTTGTGGTCTACGAGTACTGGGGCTACTGGGACATCGACGGCACCGGCATCGTCAAGCCATTTGTTGCCGCCTGGGTAGGGAATACCCTGATCCGTCTGGAAGAGAACCCTTTCCCCGACAAGAAGATCCCGTTTGTTGTCGAGCAGTACCTGCCTGTGCGCAAAAGCACGTATGGCGAGCCAGATGGCGCTCTGCTGGAAGACAACCAAAAGGTCATTGGTGCGGTCACTCGAGGAATGATCGACATCATGGGTAAGTCGGCCAATGGCCAGACCGGTATCCGCAAGGACATGCTGGATACGACCAACAAACGCAAGTTCGACAAGGGCCAGGACTACGAGTTCAATGCCAACGTCGATCCTCGCCAGGGTGTGTTCATGCACACCTACCCTGAGATCCCTGCATCGGCTCAGTTCATGCTGGGTTTGCAGAATCAGGAAGCCGAATCGCTGACTGGGGTGAAGTCCTACTCGGCTGGCGTCTCTGGCGCTTCCCTGGGCGATGTGGCTGCAGGCGTTCGTGGTGCTCTGGACGCTGCTTCCAAGCGCGAGCTCGGCATCCTGCGCCGGCTGTCGAACGGCATCATCAAGATCGGCCGCAAGATGATCAGCATGAACGCCGAGTTCTTGTCTGAGAAAGAGGTTGTCCGAGTCACCAACGACGAATTTGCCGTGGTTCACAAGGACGATCTGCCTGGTCACTTCGATCTGCGCCTGTCGATCTCCACTGCAGAAGAGGACAACAACAAGGCTGAGCAGTTGGCTTTCCTTCTTCAGACCGTGGGTCCGAATTCAGACCCAGAAATGATGAAGATGATCCTGTCGGACATCGCCAAGCTGCGCAAAATGCCTGATTTGGCCAAGCGGATCGAGTCGTATCAGCCTCAACCTGACCCATTGGCTCAGGAAGAAGCCCAATTGCGCATCGAATTGCTCAAAGCACAGATTGCCAAAGAGAATGCACTCGCAATGCAGCACCAATCTCAGGCTCAACTGGACATGGCCAAGGCTGGAACCGAGCAAGTCAAGCAAGGAAACATCCAATCCGACACCGACATCAAGAATCTGGACTTTGTTGAACAGGAATCGGGTGTAAAACAGGAACGGGCCAAGGAATTGCACGGTGAACAGGCCAGAAGCCAAGCTCAATTGAAGCTTATGGACCGCCAATTTGCGATAGAAGACCAAGATCGTGATCTTCTCAAAGAGTACTTGCTGAAAAAGAACCAATAAATGCTTTACATTACGGGCTTGAAGCACTTAGGTGCTTCAAACTCTATTAACTTCAGAAAGCACTGGTAGACCCATGAGTAACGCAACAATCCAAGCGATTGAAGACAACATTCGGCAGGCACGAAAGATCGTTGAAGTTGGAGAGGCGCTTGAGCGACTCAAGAACAACAAGGATTTCAAGAAGGTCATGATTGAAGGCTACTTCGAACAAGAAGCCATTCGACTGGTTCACCTGAAATCGGATCAGAACGTCCAAAGCCCTGACATGCAGAAATCGATCAACGCTCAAATCGACGCCATTGGTGCCGTGAGCCAGTATTTCAGCACCGTCCTTCACAAAGCCTCGATTGCCCGTAAAGCCATCACTTCGGATGAAGAAGCCCGTGACGAAATCCTCGAAGAGGAGTTGAACAATGGCTGATCCAACCACCGAAGCCGTCCAACCCTCCTACCTGGAGATGTCGGACGAGGAGATCATGAACAGCTCTTTCCCTGCAGAAGTTCCTGCAGCGCCAGCTGAAGAAGTGGTCGATGAAGCTGAAGACGAGCCTGCGGAAACTCCAGCTGCTGAAGCTGAAGCACCCGAGGCGACGGACGCTGACGATGAGGACGCCGGTACGGCGGCTGAAGAGGAAGCGGACGAAGCCGACGAGAACAAAGAAACACCGGAAGCAGAAGCGGAAGCTCCTGAATCTGATACCAAGAAGAAAACGGAAGAGAAAGCTGACGAGTCGGAGAAGAAACCTGATGAAGCAGCTGTCGATTTCGAAGCAGAGTACAAGCGTCTTCTGACTCCCTTCAAGGCAAACGGACGAGAGATCGCCGTCAAGAGCGTCGATGATGCAATTGCCTTGATGCAGATGGGAGCCAACTACAACAAGAAGATGGCTGCTCTGAAACCGAATCTGAAGCTCATGAAGATGTTGGAAAACAACGGTCTTCTGAGTGAGGATAAGATTGGCTTTTTGATTGACCTGGAAAAGAAAAACCCAGCGGCGATCAACAAGCTGGTCAAGGACAGCGGCATCGATCCTATGGATCTTGACGCTGAAAAAGCAAGCGGATATAAGCAGACTGCTTACACTGTTGATGACCGCGAGATTGAGCTGGATACGGTGCTGGATGAAATCCAGGGAACACCTTCGTACAACCGGACGCTCGAAATTGTTAGCACTAAGTGGGATGCGGCAAGTAAACAGGTAATCGCTGGATCACCTCAACTGCTGAAAGTCATCAATGGCCATGTTGAAAGTGGTATTTACGACCTGATCAGCAAAGAGATGGAAAGCGAGCGCGTGTTTGGTCGCTTGAATGGTTTGTCAGACATCGAAGCCTATCGGCAAGTCGGTGATGCTCTCAACGCAAAGGGTGCGTTTAACTCGTTGGCTCAGGGTAGCTCCCCGACTCAACAGAAACCAGCTACCCAGCCTGTTGTGGTCACTCCGAAACCAAAGGTCGAAGACGACAAGCTGAAAGACAAACGGCGAGCTGCAAGCTCCACGAAGCCGGCTGCGCCTGCATCCGTACCCAAGGATTTCAACCCCTTGGCTCTGTCGGATGAAGAGTTCACGAAGCTGGTTAACAAACAATTTCTGTAAACACGAAGGATCACTACCATGTCCATGCAATACAAAAACCCTCCTACCACCGCTTCGAGCGCTGGTCCTCAAATCAACACCCAGTACTACGAAAAGAAGGCCCTCATTGAGGCCCAAAAAGAGCAGTACTTCACCCAGCTGGCTGACGTTGCTTCCATGCCCAAGAACATGGGCAAGAAGATCAAGCGTTACCACTACCTGCCTCTGCTCGATGACGCCAACATCAACGACCAGGGTATCGACGCTTCGGGCGCAACCATCGCCAACGGTAACCTCTATGGTTCCAGCAAAGACATCGGCACCATCAGCGGCAAGATGCCTGCTCTGAGCGAGACCGGTGGTCGCGTAAACCGTGTTGGTTTCAAGCGTAAAGAGATCGAAGGCACTCTGGAGAAGTTTGGCTTCTTCGACGAGTACACCCAAGAGTCTTTGGACTTCGACACCGACGCGGATCTGATGATGCACATCAACCGCGAGATGATCATGGGTGCCAACGAGATCACCGAAGACGCTCTGCAGATCGACTTGCTGAACGCCGCTGGTGTGATCAAGTACGCCGGTAACGCTACGTCGAACGCCACCATCGGTGCCGACGACATCGTGACCTACAGCGATCTGATGCGCTTGTCGATTGACCTCGACAACAACCGCACTCCCAAGCACACCAAGGTGATCACTGGTTCGCGCATGGTCGACACCAAGACCATTCCTTCCGCCCGTGTTGCCTACATCGGCTCTGAGTTGCTGCCTACCTTCAAAGCCATGAAGGATCTGCACAACAACGCCGCCTTCATCAGCGTTGAGAAGTACGCCGCTGGCGGTACGACTCTGGTTGGTGAAGTTGGTTCTGTCGATCAGTTCCGCCTGGTGGTGGTGCCTGAGATGATGAAGTGGGCCGGTGCTGGTGTGGCTGACGCTACCAACGCCACCTACGAAACCAACGGTCTGTGCGATGTGTTCCCGATCCTCGTGGTTGGTGACGAGTCGTTCACTACCATCGGTTTCCAAACCGATGGCAAGAGCGTGAAGTTCAAGATCACCCACAAGGCTCCTGGCGAGGCTACTGCCGACCGCACTGATCCTTACGGTGAGACCGGCTTCATGTCGATCAAGTGGTACTACGGTTTCATGGCTCTGCGTCCTGAGCGCATCGCCTTGATCAAGACCGCTGCCAAGCTGTAATCAGCAAACGAGTGGGGATGATCTGAAAGGGTCATCCCCCTTCCCATAAACCAAGGAACCGCAATGTCATCCGATACCGACGAAATCCTGACTCAAGACGAGTTGACCACCCTCAAAGCCCGTGCAGATCTGCTCGGCATCACCTATCACCCCTCGATTGGATTGGAGAAACTCCGTGAAAAAATCAATGCCGCAACCTCCGATGAAGTCCCCCAAGCCAATGCCGGCCAAGCCAGCCCCCAAGAAGAAAATGTGAATCAGAAGCGTGCACGCCTGAAGAAGGAAGCCCTCGAGCTGGTGCGTATTCGTGTGACTTGCATGAATCCGGCCAAAGCTGAGTGGGAAGGTGAGATCTTCACCGTTGGCAACTCTGCCATTGGTTCCGTCACCAAGTACGTGCCGTTCAACGCCGATGCTGGTTGGCATGTGCCCCGCATCATCTACCAACAGCTTGCTGAGCGTCAGTGCCAGATCTTCACTACGGTGACTGATTCCCGTGGCAACAAGAGCCGCAAAGGCAAGCTGATCCGTGAGTTCGCAATCGAAGTGATGCCTCCTCTGACTCCAGAGGAATTGCGTGATCTGGCTCAACGCCAGGCCATGGCCAAAGCCATCGATTAAGTAGCACCCAAGCCTGGATAGACCTATGACCACTATTGCAGTAACAGACCTGACCGCAGCCACCCTCGAAGGTACGGGTGTCTTTGATGTTCTGATGCGAGCCAACAAGGCTCACCTTGAAGCCGAGTTCAACAAGAACCGCATCAAGGGTGCAGAGTACGCCACGGTCTATCTGGGCTCATTGACCCAAGTGATGCAGACTGCTCTGCAGTTCCTACTCACCAAAGAGAAGACCGATCTCGAAGCCCAGCTGCTTGAAAAGCAGATCCTGTTGGCTCAGAAACAGATCGACAAAGCCACCGCTGAACTGACTCAGATCGCTGCACAGACCGAGCTGATCAATCAGCAGAAGGCGAACCTCATTGCCGAAGCAGCCAACATCCCCAAGCAAGGTTTGGTGTTGGATGCTCAGAAACTTCAGATCACCCAGCAGACAACCAACCTGCTGGCCGAGAGCCTGAACATCCCCAAGCAGGGTTTGCTGATCGACGCCAACAAGGCACAGGTCACTCAGCAGACCGAGAACCTGGTCTCCACCAAGCTCCAGGTCGAAGCCCAGACGCTGCTGATCAACCAGCAGAAGGCCAATGCCATTATCGAAGGCACTGTGCTGGTGGCTCAGGAATGCAAGCTGCGTGCTGAGTTCGATCTCATCACAAGCAACACCGTCAAGTCGTCTCAAGAAACTGCGTTGCTGACCCAGAAGGTAGTCACTGAGCGTGCTCAGGTCACTGCCATGGGCGTGGATGACAACAGCGTGGTCGGTAAGCAGAAGCTGCTCTACCAGGCCCAGACCGATGGCTTCAAGCGAGACGCGGAACAGAAAGCCGCCAAGCTGATGATCGACACCTGGAACGTGAGACGCACCACAGACTCTGACAACACATCTGCAACCAGCACCAACAAGTTGAGCGATGTGGATGTCGGTTCTGCAGTCGCCAAGATGTTGGCAGGTGTAGGGGTCTAAGCCAACACCAAGCCAACAGGGGAGCCTAGTGCTCCCCTTTTTCATATCAGGAGTCAGGACACAACATGGGACTTTTCAGTAGCAAATATGTGACCCAGGTTGGTACGTCTGTGACTCGGGTCATGGAAGACGACGCGCTTCCAAACGCCATCAAGACAGGTTCTCTTAAAGCGTTCTTCAGAGAAGGTGAGCTGACCGAGTACGTGATGGAAGAGCTGGCATCCAGCATTGGTGTTCGTGCCGAGCGGATGTACGACTACGCAGAGAACCACTACGTCCATGGTTTGCCTTCAGGCGAGATCTACTCAGCAACCCAGGGCAGGGCACAGGTAGAGGCCATCATCGAAGCTGCAGAGGGTCAGCAAGTTCTGATGAAGTACTCCAACTTCGGGCCACCCAACACCTTGCACATCGGCTGGATGAAGCTCATCAGCCAGTACGGCTACAACACCGTCACCAATGAGCTGGCTACGTTGTCTGCTCAAAAGGGCAAGACCGTCTACCTGGAAGACATGGTGGTCGTGGTTCCAGAGAGTCAATTCGACACGCTGGAATCGAGTGCTCTTGAGCTCTGGGGTACGTCACCTACGGCCGGCTACACGCCCAAACGAACGCTGAACATCAATGGCTTGGGTGAGCGATCGGTCTTCTCCCCAATCGTCAAAAGCGCGACTGCTATCGAAGTGCAGCTCAAGGTGACGTATGTGTGGGAAACCACTCCCAACAATTTCAGCACCGAATCGCTGACCATTTCGATTGCTGAATACGATCCTGCGGTTGACTACTTCCATGCAAAGTACGAAGTGAACGGTCAGCCCAAATACTGGATCTACGAGAACGACACCGGCACCTATCCAACCTTGGATGCAGTGTTCACTGAACAACCTGCTGTGTCTGGCTCGTATTTCCCGTTTGCCTACTTCCGGTACAACAAGCAGTCGGTGATCCAGGACAAGACAACCGATGCCTACAAGACCTCGAAGAAGATGGTCGAGTACATCGGAATGGACTACGACATGATGGCTGAGACCATCAACGAGAACCCTGACATCGCTGATGTCGAGCAAGCCATGCTGGTCATGGCAGTGCCTGCAGTCTCCACCGACAAGATCGAGTGCCAATACCTGTTCGATTACTTCGACACCCTGCATTACGACATGGATGGTGGAACGTCTGCTGCCGTTTCGAATGTTGGTTCAAGGGTTTTCAGGAGAGCTTCTGAAAGCCGGTCGATTGTCATCAAGGACAAGCAGTTCAAGATGGCGCTTCAGAACACCGGCATCTACAAGCGCTTGGTAGCCGGGACGATTGGTTCTGTCGGCACCTGCACCAGTGCCTATGTAACGACATCGGAAGAAAGAGAAGTCGTTGATCAAGAGACTGGTCTTGTGTCTTTGGTGTCGGTGCCAAACAAACGGCATGTCTACAAGAAGCAGATTGCACCTGGCTTGTGTGAAGAGATCACGGTCACAGATCTGAGGATGGTGTACTGGATCTTTGGTGAGTACACGACCACGGGTGATGAGAACGACGACATTCTCCTGATCCCGATCGACAGGACTATTTCAAGACGTTATCCGATGGGAGAACGTGAGCATTTGTATGCTCGGTCATTGCACTTCGTTTTCAACAGCCGGGTGGTCACGAAGGTCAAGTGGTATCAGACCGGTGTGTTCAAAGCCATCCTGATCATCGCTGCAGCGATCATGTCGCTGTATGACGGTGGCTGGACTCTGGCAACGATTCTTACGACGGCAGGTATCCAGGCATTGATTGTCACCATCATCGTGACGATGGTTGTTGGTGAGATCTTTGCAACTGTCTTTAAGCTGTTTGTCAAAGTCTTTGGTGCTGACGTTGCAATGGTGCTGGCCATTGTTGCCGTGCTGTATGGCGGCTACCAGATGATTCAGCATGGCTCGATCGCTGGTGCACCGTTTGCATCTGAGTTGTTGATGCTGTCTTCTGGTTTATCTCAAGCAGCACTGAGCGCCAAGATGAATGATCTGATGGGCGAAGCAGAAGCCTTTCGTTTGCTGGCTGAAGAAAAAACTGAATTGTTGGATAAAGCAGAAGATCTGCTGGACAACACTTCGTTTCTAAGTCCATTTGTGATCTTTGGCGAGAAGCCAGAAGACTTTTATAATCGGACTGTGCATTCCGGTAACATCGGAATAGTGGGTATCAATGCAATCTCCTATTACGTGGACATCGCACTCACCCTTCCCAAATTGAATGACACGTTAGGAGAAGAAA